CCTTGCAGGACAAAACGATCACCGTGACCGTCAATCGCACGTCGGGCACTGGCGAGTCAGTCGACACCGGTGCCGCCAGCTTCGCCCGTGGAGGCTACACCGGGCACGGCGGCAAATGGGACCCGGCCGGAATCGTGCATCGCGGCGAGTGGGTCACGCCACAGGAGATCGTCCGGCAGCCAGGGGCGCTCGCTTTCCTTGAGCGATTCAACCGCCTCGGAGTCCGCGCGCTACCCGGCTACGCAGACGGCGGATTGGTCGGCCGTCTCTCGCTCCCGAATCTGCGCCAGGCGCCGTCGCCAGCCGCCGCGGCCGTTGATGCAACGCTCGTTCTTCCTGGTCTTGGCAGGTATCAAGCATCAATGGACCCATACAATTTTGGCAGGCTAAGCTCTGATCTGAAGCGCGAGGCTTTGCGGTCAGGTGGGCGGCGATGATGCGAGAAAGCATACCGTTTGCACAACAGACGATGGCGCCTCTGTCTGCGCCTTTCCCCTGGTTCGGCGGAAAGTCACGCGCGGCCGATCTGATCTGGCAGCGTCTCGGAAACTGCGGCAACTACGTCGAGCCGTTCGCCGGCAGCTTGGCAACCTTGCTCGCAAGACCGCACAAGCCCGGCATTGAGACCGTCAACGACCTGGACGGATTCATCGCCAATTTCTGGCGAGCGGCCGCACAACAACCGGACAAAGTGGCTCGCCACTGCGACTGGCCTGTGAATGAGTGCGACCTGCACGCACGGCACCTGTGGCTGTTGGCGCAACGCGATGATCTTGTCGACAGGCTGCAAGGCGACCCGGACTTCTGCGACGCGAAGATTGCCGGCTGGTGGGTGTGGGGAATCTGCTCTTGGATCGGGAGCGGGTGGTGCTCAGGCAATGGCCCGTGGGTGGAGCAAGACGGCAAGATGGTCGATTCTCGCCAGCTCCCGCACCTCAGTGGCGGCCGGGGCGTCAATCGCAAGCTCCCGCACCTCAGTGGCGGCCGGGGCGTCAATCGCCAGCGCCCGCACCTCGGCAATGCCGGCAATGGAGTGAACAGAGAATCAGCGCTTACAGACTACTTCGCCAAACTAGCCCGCCGACTGCGTCATGTCCGCGTCTGCTGCGGCGATTGGTCGCGCGTCCTTGGAGATTCGCCGACAGTGAAACTTGCTCCTGTCACGGCAATCGTCCTTGATCCTCCTTACGACACGGAAGCAAACAGGCAAGCAGACATCTACACTCACGACGCGCAAGGAATATCAGCGGCCGTGCGCGAATGGGCGCTTGAGCATGGCGACGACCCGCGATTGCGTATTGTGCTCTGCGGATACGAAGACGAGCACGCCATGCCTGGATGGTCAGAAGTTCCATGGAAGGCAGTTGGCGGATACGGAAGCCAGGGCAACGGACAAGGGCGCGATAACGCGGCCCGCGAGCGCTTGTGGTTTTCGCCGCATTGCCTGCCAGTCGTTCCGAGGCAATCGAGCATGTTTGACGAGGTCGCCGCATGAGCTTCAAGACCCTCAAAATAGGCACCCTTGAGATCCCGGTACGCTCTGCAATCGATGCCGACCAGACATACACCGAGATCGGCGGAGAGACTGTCCTACGCACCATCAGCGGGGCAGGAATCCGCCAGGAGACATGGAAGCGCATTCGCACCACGATCAACGGCAGCGGCTGGCTACCGGCAGGGCTCGCCGCGATCGACACTACCGTCTCCGTCGACGTCGCGTGCATCGCTCCCCAGGCGCGCGTGGCAGATGTCAATCGTCAAGCCACGCTACCGGCCGCTCGCCGCAGTGATGCCGGTCATACGCCGTGGGCCTTCGCCCTGCTGCCTGATGGCGGGCTGGCGAATACCACGCTCGGCATTGCCGGCAACGTCGCCACCGCTGGCGCCGTGGCAGGCGCGACCGGCTACCTGATCCACTACTTCCCGCTGCTGCACTGCTGGGTCAATCGCCCGACACAAGCGTTTTCCGTCGCGGCAGGCTCCCATACGTGGGAAATCATCGCAGAGGAGGTTTGACCGATGGCCGTTGACGCACAGTGGGCTTACGTCGCCGCAATGCTGCCGCTGTCGGCTGATTTCTCCGACGCGCGCGGCAATGCGACAGGATTCGGCAGCAACACCGAGATCCTTGATACCGTCGGCGATCCATTCGGCGCCGGCGATGCCGCCTATTTCGCCGGGTACGCAGCCGGGCCAAATTTCTCTGGTGGCTCTGTCTCTTGCGGCTACGTCGACCTCTCAAGCGATTTTACAATCCAGTTCGCCGCATACCCGGAAGACGGCGGTCACGGTGGCGCAGACTCCATCCTGCTGCAGATTGGCGCCGCCGACGCGCCCGACTCGCTGCGTATCATTGCTGACTCGACCGACGACCCGATGCGCCTGCGCGTGGATTACCACGACGGCGGCGGCTATCAAACGCTGATCGCCGCGCCTTTCGCCGCGATCACAGATGATGAATGGCACTGGCTGCAGCTTGACCGCGTGACCAACACTTTCACCTTGTACGTCGACGGCGCGCAGTACTCGCAGGCAACACTGAATATCTTCCTGGCCGGCGAAAACATCCACCTCGGCCAGGACGGCGCCTCGCAGTCGATGTTCAAGGGCTGGATGTCACAGATTCGCGTGACGCAGGCCTTGCGAGCGAGCCATGCTGTTCCCACCGACCCATGGCCGCGCCCGACGATCACCGGCAGCATCATGGACGTTCTCGGGAATCCCGTCTCGCGCGTTGTCCGCTGCATCCCGCGGGCGCAGGCCGTGCAAGCCATCTCCGACCCGGTAACGGGCGTCTACACTGCGTACCCGACGAGCTACGATGAGCATATCGTCATCCGGATCGACACCGAAGACGACCCGCCGATTGATGGCCAGGTGGTCGGCGCCGGTAATGCGATGGTGCTTGACCGCGTTACTCCGGGCGGCTAACCAGTGGCCTACGCGCCGCCGCTTTGGAATCTGGCAGACTTCCAGTCCGATGGCGTCGTCTACGCGCCGCCCGGATGGTTCAACGCCAATTTCTGGCCTGGCCTGCCGCCAATCATCACCTATCCGCCGACCTATGGCGGGACAACGGGCGCCGGGACCGCGGCCGCTGTCTGGTCCGCCGTCGTCACCATTGCTGGCGTCGACGTCTCTGCCCGCATCGTCGGTGACATCCGCGTCGAAGCCAGCGAAGGCGCCGCCCGCATTGCTGAGCTGACGATTCGCCCAGCCAACGGAACCGGGTTCGCCATCTCCGACTGGTCCGGGAAGGCGATCACCATCGACGTCGTCGACATGGCGACAGGCGTCGCGACCGATTCGCGCCGGCTGTTCACGGGCATCATCGACACGCCGACGCTAGACCTCAATCTCCGAACAATCGGCCTGCTCGCGACCGACAATTTGCAGAATCAAATCGAGGCGCTATCCGCTGCGTCCATCGATACCCTGGTCCCCGGCGGCTATCACTCGCCAGTGATTTTCGACCCGGCAGCCCGCGGGTGGTCGCGCGCTCAAGACCGGCTCGCCACCGTCCCGGCATCGCTCGACCTCTCGCCGCAAAATGCATTCAGGCTGTCCGATTGGGCGCCGCGGGCATCGCCGAACATCAGCTTCACGGCTGACCACATTCTCGACGGCTCGCTGCAGACGTCGCAATCAAGCCGCCACCAGCTGATCAACCGCTTCGATATTGACTTCGCCTATCGCTTCCCCAGGGTCAAGGCCGAGGGATACGAGATTGCCGACACCTATGTGACGCTCGGGACGATCGAGGCGCACGCGCAGGCCGGCAACTGGTGGTTGACGCGCGCGGCCGTTGAAACTGCCATCGGTGCCGCAGGTGGAGCAATCGTCTCGATCACCTATACCGACCTTCCTGCGTTCGCGGTCGGCAGCTGGCAGCCAGGGCCATCCGATTACCTGCTGTGCATGGGCTACACGGCCCTGGTGAGCTTTGAATACACCCAAACGATCGAGGAACAGCACGCGATCACGGTCACGGCGCCGAACAGCATCGCCGCAGTCGGAACGCTGCGCGACAGGCTGACCGGCGCGCTTGAGGGCGAATATCCGCCCGTGGAAGCGGTCGAGCACTCCATGCTGCTATACGCCAAGTCGTTGTCCAGCATCCCGCCGAAGGACCGCGCCGTGGTGTCGAACGGCTTCACGACTTCGGCCGACGTGACACTTACGCCAGACACCGACCGCGCGTCAGCAGACGCGGCGATGGAGACATTGATTGCCGTCGCGAAGACTCGAATATGGGCCAGCCATCGGCGAAACACCGTATCGGCAGCCGTTGCGCTGAATCCCGACGTCGACCTGCCGCAGACGGTCGACATCGATACCGGACAGCTGCACGCCCGCGGCAAATGCCAAAGCGTGACGCATACCCTGTCGCCAGAGTCCGGGGAAGCCATCACGAGCTTCTCGCTCGCAATATGCTCTGTCGCCGGCACGGGCATTGCCCACCCAGAAACGCCGACCGCCGCCCCTGCTGGATCAGCGCCGGCAACCACCGCGCTTTCTGAGGTGCCGACGTCCGATTTCAACTATGGCCCGGCAGAAGACCACATTCTGACCGTGACCTTCCCCGAGGTGGCAGCGATCGAGCGCGACAAGCTCGACATCCCGCTGAACAGCAGCTACTCCGCGCCGATCACGGAAGACATTCTGGAGATCACGCTATGAGCCAGCCACAGAACACGCCGCAGCCGGCAGGTGCCGACATCGTGCAGTCACTCGACGACCTAGGCACAGCGGCCGGGCTCAGCACGCTGCGAAACAGGATTCTTAAAGACCCGCCTGGCGTTCCGCCGATTCCGGCCAGGGTGGGGAAATCGCTTTCGACAGGCCAGCCGCCGCCATGATCGAGCAAGAGACACCACCGGATCGGATCAAGCCGCCGACGCGAGCCGCCATCATCGCTCGCACCATCGCGCGCATGACGCCACCGGAACCCGCACCGACGCAGGAGACCGTCAGGCGCAAGGCGCGATGGACGATCCTCGCCTATGCCATCGCCCGCTTGAAGGAGCCAAGCACCTGGCGCGGACTGGTCCTGATGGCGACCGCAGGCGGGGCCGCGCTCTCGCCAGACGAAACAGAACTGATCGTCGCGACCGGCATCGGGCTCGCTGGCCTGCTGGCTGTCATGCTGCCTGATTCGGCCAAATGAGCGAATCCGAAGACATCGCACGCTCGCGAGACTTCCTGCGCCAAGGAGTCGGCACGACCACGCGAAGGAATCGCGTTTTGCCTGCAGCTCGCCTGCCGTCTCCGATTCCGGCTAGGGTTGGGAAAGCCGGCCCGCGTGAAGAACCGGGAACATACGTTGAGGTCGACTACGCGCTGCGCGTTCTCGAAACCGACAACGCGATGACGTTCAACTATGACATGATGAATACTCCGCTCGACGGCAATATGCGGCTTTATCTGCAGCCGCGGCCGCGAGACACGACGGCCGGAGATGCCAACTATTACGCCTCGGCAGTCAAACTGACGACCACCGACGGCCTGCTGAAGACGGACTACCAACTGACGCTGCAGGAGGCGATGATTCGCCCCGCTTCCGGAGCCGACCGTGTTGCCGGATTCGGCGCCGCTCCGGTAACAGACTGGTTCGCCGACTTCGATCTGATCAGGGGACCGACAGGCGTCCACGCGCTCGTGAAGAAGCCGCGCAAGGTCGACATGTTGGTCGACGGCACGCCGGAAACGCTCACGCTGAAGCCGCCGCCATACACCTCGCCGGCCGGCAATGGGCTGTGTGTGCTCGACGAGATCCTGAAATTGGGCGACCCGTGGCACGGGCTGATTCAAGGCGGCACGGTGCGATTGCCAGGCGGCAAGACTCGCCCTGTGGCGCGCCCTGGCATCGGTGGCGGCGTCGTCTATCCTCTGATCCCCTACGGCGTCACGCCGGCCGCTACAGCCGACGCTGCAGACGTCGCAGCAGGGCGCACGTGGCTCAATTACGGGCTGCTGGCCGGCGCTTGCTTGTATGAGCAGTCGATTACGATAGGCGCACCGTCGTGGGTTTACATCGCTCCTGATAACACCACATGGCGCGTGCTCTGCGCGGCCTCGACGCTTCTTGGCGTGCAGACGCTGACCCTTTCATTTTATCCGCTGCGTAAGCTGTTCATGACGGCGGACAAATGGGGGGGGCTCGCGCAGACGCTTCAGGTACAGATCAATCCGACCACGTCTGCCTACGGATTCGGAACGCTCTACGATCTAGACAGCAAGGGCGCCAATGCGGTGTTTTTCAACCCGACAGGCGCCGCAATCGGTGGGGCTCTGCTGAATATCCAAGGGATCCCGCCAGCGTCGACCGGCACTTACACGCTGTTATGCGACGGATCGGCGGTAGGCAGCGTCTACAGCATGTCGGAAAACGTTCCGATCCCGCCGACAAGGCTAAAAACGTGGCTTTACCAGACGCTGCTTTTTAACGCTGTCACGGGTGAGTCAATTTTTGGGCCGGAGACAGAATACGTCCAAGACCAGATGGTTCCCGACCCTGAACCTGCAGATTTTTTGCCGCCGTTGCCTGACCCTGGCTATCCGTGGTCTGCCAGTTGGCGCATCGGATGGAAGCAAACCAAGTACACCAACACCGGATCAACGACGCTAATCACCGGCTATGCTTTTGACTCTGCTGATGCTCTGCAGGCAGTGCTACATGCCTATGTCTCGATTTATGCCTACACAGACACGCCGGCCGCCGGCAACGAATACGCATTCAATCCGCCATTTGCGCGTGTCGGCGATGGGGGGTCATACACGCAGTATGCCAAGATCGGAGGCGTGAACAGCGAACCCGTCGAATGGACTTTCGACGGTGTGTCATTGGCAACAGCGGCGCCAAACGCATACGGCCCTTTCATCGTCGGCGGCTCAAACGTCACCGTCTCAACGATTCGATACAGCAACCGCGTCTACGGCCTGCGCGTTGCCGTCCCCGGAGAATTCCACTATCACCACCGGCCGCCGATGAGTCCAGACGCGCAGTCCATCTACGTGGCTGACATCGTCTCGCAGTACAAGCCCTTCGGCACCTATCATCCGATCACGCAGGAGATCGCCTGGGAAACCGGCTTTGGTCACTTGCATCATCGCCACCCGCTCCGCCTCCTCGCGCGTCATACCAGCTTCGAACTCCAGGATGCCGGCCCGCTCTTCGTATGCCTCGCGCTGGTGTTCATTCATGCCCGCCCTTTTTGGCAATAGCGATCAGGCACTCTGCGCGGACGTCAGCCAGCAGCGCGCCCGTGATGCCGTATCGCTGCATGACTTCTTGAGCCGAGTTGATGAGCGCGGCGAACAGATCAATGTCGCTTTGTCGCGCCACCAGCGGGAATCGAACAGGGCAGTCGCAGTGCGGGCACTTGGTCACAATCAGGCCTTGCTCTTGCGCCATCTGCTCTAGAGTTTCCCCGATCCACGTCAGCAGTTCGTCGTTTTCTATGTGCATCTTCTGTCCTCCTTGTTGGTCGTCAGTCACAGCAGCGCCTCCTGAACCTGCTTCGCCTGCACATGCGGCACCAGTGGCGCTTGGCGGTAGGCGTTTTCAATCCGGCGGCACGCCTCTTCAAAATACGGGCGATGCAGTTCTACGCCAACAAAGCGCAGACCCAGGTGAACCGCAGCTACTCCGGTTGTTCCGCTTCCCATGAATGGGTCCAGCACCGCGCAGCCACGCGGAAGTTTCTTCATCAGTTCGCGCATCAGCGAAACCGGCTTTTCGTTCGGGTGAGTTCGGCCCATACTGGCGCGAGTCACAACCGAATGGCCCTTTAACACGCCCTCATCGCGGCGTCCAGCCCAGCCCTTGCCGCCAACATAGATTTCCTCCCACGAACCTTTCCACGGAAACGACAGGTCACCCATGCCTGAAGCCGGCCCCTTGTCCCACACCAACACACCGCGCACGCCTGCCGGCTTGGGTATGCGCCAGGAGCCGAAAGCAAGCCACGGTCGCTGGTCAGCCCATGTCAGCACTGCATCGCGGGCGCTGGTGTCGTGGTCGTTCGCAATCGTGGTGTTCATCCATGCCGCCGTAGTTGTCTTGGCGGCGTGGTTGCTTTCGTAGCTGTAGCCGTAAGGTGGGTCCGTCACCAAGGCATCAGCGGCCAAAAGAGGCAAGCACTCCAGACAATCCCCCAAAATAAGCCGGCAGTCCCCGATGATCACTTCTTCACTCACCCGCATACCCCTTGCAGCGATGCAATACGTTCAACAACCCCGGCCGATGCCCGACCACAGCAGACACGACGCCACCCGGGCGAGCGACTGAGCAAACAATGCCTCTCAGGTTTGCACACTGCTCGCATGTGCGGCGATCGTCTTCGCCTGAATGGGTAGGTAGCTTCGTGGTCATTTGGACGCCTCGCACCGCTTGCAGCGCGGAGTGTGTTTGTCGGCAACAGACACAGTCCGCCAGCCGCTCGCCAGCCCACAACGCGAACCCATAAGCCCGCCAGGACTGGAAGCTCGCCACAAATGGGCAAGCCGTGATGTCGGCATTGATTCAGCCTTGCCCCACCAAAAGCCGGAAGTGTCGGCCTGAAAGTCTGCGCGCTTCATCGTCCCCGCTCCTTTTCCATCGCCACACATGCAGCGCAGCGCAGCGTCGTTTCTCCTGCTGCGGACAGAGTCTTGTCATGCGCCACCAGCCAGCACAAGCTGACCGAGTGATTCTTGATGAGCTTGCTCTGTCGCCAGTGGTGCGCCTCGGTGATGTCCGGCGCTTTGTGGCTCGTCTGCCATGCGGAGAATTTCATGCTGCCACCTCGTCAAACATGCTCTCCTGAACCGCAACCTTTCCCCACTCAGGAGCAGACTGAAACGCCTCTATGCGCGTCCTCAGCACCGTAGCGCGCACGTCCTTGCTCGAAGGCGAGTAAGCGCCGCTCCACCTCGAATCAATGCCGACGCTTTGAGCGACGTTTGTCGAGTCCGCAGACGAGAACGGCAGGCGGGAGAAAACGTCCGTGTCCAGCATCCGCAGGCCGTGCAGCTTGCAAATTGGCAGCCCTTGCTTATCGCAGACGGCATTCATTGCCTCGCCCATCCTGCCCCACCAGCGACTATCGCCAATCACCGAAAACTCGCCGCTTGATCCCAGGCAGACGCGCGGCCATTCCGTCGCGAGTCGCACAAGCCTGTCGACCGACTCGTGCATGTGCCAGACAGGAGCGCCGACGCCTTTATCCTTTGCGCTCTGCCATGGCCACTCAGCCAAAAGCTTGTCGTTTGCCTGCTCGTCGCCGTCGATCACGTCAGGAATCACTGCAAAATCGAAGGTCGGGCAGCGGTGCAGATCAGCGACCCAAAGGTAATACCGGCTCCAGTCGCTGATTGGCTTTCCGCCTTTCCATGCCGAAAATGCCCCGTTATCAACCGCGAACGACTGGCAGCAATCGAGCGCCAGCCCAATCTGATCAGGACGGGCGAACGAAACGAAAGCGTGCCCGCCGCCAATAGCTGCCAGCGCTGCCGTGTTTGGTGTGATCGGTGTGCCGTGGTAATGGATCATGCCGACTCAACAAGCCAAACAGGCCACCACTGATCGTTGAGAAACAGCTGGTCGTCACGGATTGCGCCGACTGGCAGCAGTTCCGGACGGCCGATGATGCGGACGTATTGGCCGAGGATGAATTGGTTGCTCATTTGACGACCCTCAAATCAGGCTTTTTTCCCCACCGCTTTTCGTTCGCCAGCTTTCCGGCTTCGCTTCTTGCAGCGGATACTCTCTTGGCTCGCGCCAGTTGCTCGCGGATCCCGTTGTGCATCCAGCACCCATGGCCGACGTAGAACAGCCGCGACAACTTCAGTTTGTTCCGGTCCCATTGCGCCCGCGTCGCCCGGCAAATGTTGATCAGGTCTTCCTCGGCGGAGGAGATCTGCCCTTCGTTTTGCCAAAGTGCCATCAGAAGCTGCAGGTACATCCACCCGCATTCAGGGGACATGTCGTAGGTGTCTCTTCGGAAATCCCCTATCAGCAGAGGCATCCAGATGTCGATTTGTGGTGGTTTGGCCATTGATTTTTGTCGGCGAATTTTGCTTTTGACTTTGCCTTGTGAACACCGTTAGGTAGTTCACTGTGTATGTGGATCCGTTTGGGATCGGTTTGGGATCCCAATTGGGACAAAACTCATGATGTATCCATCATAAATTGCCTAATCATTTGGGATAGTTTGAACACTCCGCATGACTTGTGCATGTCGTTGAAGTCCTGCCCGACAGTCGGCGGAATGAAGAATTTACGCCCCGATTGCTGCGCCGCGCGAAGGCCTGCGCCGCTCAAATCGTTGTCCGCGATCACCAATCCACCAGGGCAAGCGCCTGCCAGCTTGGCCAGGTTGTGCGCCGAAAAGCAGACATGCACCCGGTAGCGCATCTTCAGCGCCGACAGCGCAGCGCGGACACTCAACCCGGTCGCGTACCCCTCGCAGAAGAAATCGCGCCCCTTGTTGTCGATCACGTATTCCGCGCCGCTGCACTGCTGGCCGAAGA